TTATCGCAGCGTTGATCGCACGCTGTCATCATGGCGCATCGTGAACGATCCCGACTGCGCGGGCGCTATCGAAAGCGTCACGCTGGCGCCGCTAACACCCGTGATTTGTGCGAACAGATCCTGCGCGGCGGCGGCGGAAGGCATCGCCGTCCCGAAATCTTCATCGGTGCCGAACGAGTGTCCGAAGTCGCGATACGATTCCGCCGTAGCTCCCGGCGCACCCGCGTGAGGCATCACAGCGTGGAGCGTCGGCGTACATGAAGCGCCGCTGCACGAATAGATCAGATACGCGATGTCGTTGGCGGCGCCCGTCCAGCTCACCAGCAGGTTGTTGTTCGTGCTGAGCGTCGCGGGGCCCGCGCTCGTGGATACCGCTGCGGTCGGCGCCGACCAGCCACCGCCCTGGCTCACGCCGACAATTTGATAGGCGTAGGAAACGTTGCACGCAGTGTTGTGCGCGGGATTGCCGGACAGCGAATCGACCTGGCATCCGCCGCCATTGGCCGTGGTCTTGGTGATATCCGAAGTCGGATTCGGATTCATGCCGTAACTGTTCGGGACGACCGTCACGCCCGTCGGCGGATTCGCATTCGAGGCGGCGCCCGCATGATCGATCTTCACCCAATTCCCAATTTTGAAATCGCCGATTGAATTGACGGTGATCGTCGCATTGCCGGCGCTGGTGGTCGCGGTCGCCGTAACAAGCGAGCCGGTCGCGCCGAACGCTCTTACATTCTTAGCGCCGTTGAGGCTGACGTTGGCGATCGCGTCGCTGCCGTCGAGCTTCGAGCCCGACAGCGTGTTGAGCTGCGCTCCGGTCTGTCCGAACGCGAGCGCGTCGCCATTGACCGTCCCGCCAGCAAGGTTCGAGACCTTGTTGCCATTTGCGTTGAGCGCCGCTTCCAGCGCCGCGCCCGCGCACGCGCATTGTCCTCGAGTACCGAGAGCCCACGCACCGGCTCCGCCGCTCACGCACGGCGTCGCGCTCCTGCAGTCCTTGCAGAACAACAGCATCCCGTCCTGCTCTGGCGGCAGATTGGCAAAGCTCGGAGTTACTATTGAAGGTGCAATCGGCTGAGTACCGGAAAATCGATTGTTGACCGCTTCGCGGAACTGCAATCCCGCGCCGACGCCCGTGAAGTTGGGAATGGGCTGATAGGATCCGGGCGGTGGAAGATTCTGTCCGCGCGCCGCCCCGCTTACGCCGAGCAGGATCATCGCCGTGAAGGTCGCGCGCCGAAGCGTCCGCGAAATCTTTCGTCTCAAATCCATCACCATTCCACCGATCGCTCGCATTTGCCCAGCGCCTCAGAAGCCTATCGCGAACCAACAGAAGCCTTGTGAGGCGTCGGTGGAGTCGGGGCCGGGACTGTTGTTCCAGACCCAGAACTGCGAGGTAGTCGGCAAGTTGCCGGCGCTGACCATCGCAACGTCATCACCGGCCCCGGCGTGGCCGGGAGACTCGGGCGTCAACGTAACCGGCATGAACACTTCGCACGCGTTGGGAAAAGCAATCGGAAAAGAATATGGCCCGTAAAGTCCCTCGCTCTGTTTGGTGCCCCAGTTCACCATACCCCACTGGATGATGTACTGAATCAGTCCCTTATTTATGTCGGCGACGGGAATTTTCAGATAGCCATTCTGCGCCATCAGGCCGGTGAACAACGCCTGGAACGCCTGCAACACGCCGATATTCGAGATATTCACGTCCTGGCGCTGCTTCAGGAACGCGGTGCGATTAGCCAGTTGCTGATGCGGCTGATTCGAAATGCCGGTCCCGCTGAAACTCGCGCCGCTGGCGGCGCCTTCGACCGGATCGGTTGCTTGTATCTGGTAAACCTCATTCGAGGTGAACTCGGCTGCGTCGATTAGTGTAGCCATTGACTACCTCAGAAGGTAAGCGTCCAGGTGCCGCTAATACTCATTCCCGCGCCAAAGACTATTGGCGCAATAGTCTTGCGCGCGAGCATCGGAGCCGGCGCGGTCGTGCCCGGGGAGTCCTGTGCTCGCATGATTTGCAAAGATCGCGAGCTCCTGGATTGTGAGCCCCTGCGCGCCCGTGTCCGCCGTCGTCAGCGACCAATTGAGCGTCAAGCCGCCGTTGCCGTCCTCGCTGTGGCCGTCAAGCGCCTTGTAGTACGCGGGCGCGGTCAGCGCGGTGTCGGTCACCGCCGGTGCGTTCGAGCCCGTGCCGAATCCCACGGCCGCCGCGAATTCACCGGTGGTGTCGCCGCCGAGCAGCGCCGCAAGGGCCGGCAGCCCGGCGTTCACGAAAAGATTGCGGCCCCCGTACGTCCACACGATCCGGTCGCGCTGGACGAGACAAATCCGCACGGTTCCAATTGGCCTTCTCATCTTAGCCTCCATGCAAGACGGCTGCGCCGTTGACGATCAGCGCCGAGTCCGCGACCGCGGGTTCGTTGGCGCCGTAAGTTATCCCGCTGTGCGGATAGTGAGCGTCGTAAGCGGGAACAATCGGACCGTACCCATCGATTAGCGGTGCCGTCGCAATCGCAAATGCCAGCGCGTTGTCATTGGGAACAGGTGCGGAGTCGAGCTGATACTTCACGATTCCGCCGAGGGTCAGCTTGTCTGAAAGCAGCGGTCCCGCGTCGGAAATCGCCGGCACCGCAAACCATATCGAATCCATCCACGAGCGCGCGGGCTTGAAAAAATTCACCGCCGCTGCCGCCGTCGAAGCCGCACCAACTGAAACGCCCTGAGTGGCCGCGAGATCGATCATCACGCGGAACGCCGCCCAGCCCTGGCTCGACGGATACGCATCCCCACCCCAGCTCGACTGTCCTTCGAGCAGCGTGACCTGCGTCCATCCCAGCGACGCGAGCGCCTGCTTGATAGCCGACGGCGTTCCGCGAAATCGATGTAGCGCGATCGCGTCCTTGAGCAAATCGCGTTGCGCCGCCTCGGTTAGAACCAGCTCCGTAACCAGGCCGCCGGACTCGATCAGGTTGTCGACGTCGATCAGCAAATCGATGTTGGTGAGAGCGTCAACCCCGAGCGCCACCGGCGCGATCAGTTGCCAGAGTGGAGATAGGATGTCGAATTGCCAGGCCAGTAAAGGCAACGCCGCCGCCGCCACCGAGTCGATTCTGTAGACCAGCAGGGTCGTGAGATCGAGCGCCGCGAGCCGCTCGATCAGCACCAACAACGCCTGCGTGCGCGTATCGTTGATCGACGGCGCGGCCGAAAGCTCGGGCATCAGCTGTGCTCCGTGCTAAACGCGGTTGTCAGCGAGATCATCGTACAGTTCGCCCACTGACCTGGATTAAGCGGAGTGAGTGTCGGCGAGGTGAGCGTCACGCCGTAGACGCCAGCGACCGACAACGCCGCGATTATCTGGCTCGGCACGATATCGCGCTGAATCTTGGCCGCAAGCTCGAGCGCCAGCTCCTCGACGGCGAGCGTCGCGGCGGTGATCGTCGCGGTCGGATCGGCATCCGAGTACAGCGTCACGGTCGCGGTGATCTGATAGTCCACCTCGGTCACCGCGAGCACGTTCACGGTGTCGGTGAGCGGACGCACGGTGTCGGCGTTCAGCACCGCAGCAACTTCCGCGAGTAGCGCGGAATTAGCAACACCTGCATTGTTGGGCGACGGCGACGGCTGCGCGGTCACGGGTCCCGTCAGCACGTACACGTTTACCGAGCCGGGCGGGACTGACTATTTGCGCATCGACGATCGACGGGTCGGCGCCGATCGCGAAGAACCGGTAGGCACCGATCGGCCCAGCGACGCTGAACTGATTGGGGGCGGCCTGGATGCGCGTGCGCAGGTGATCGTCGGTCTCCGGCGCGGAGCCGCCGGTGGTCGTGCTGGTGTTGGTCACGCTCGCGATCAAGGCATTCGGATTCAGCTGGACGGTGACCTGCCCCGCCAAGTATCCATTCGCACCCGCTCCTGGAGCGGCCGCGGCGGCGGCGACACTGGCGATGGTTCCACCGGCGGGGATGCTGATCGTCGCGATTGTCGCGAACGCAAACTGCCCGTCGTTGGTGCCGACCAGCGTTCCCGCGGCAATCGTAAACGGCACCGTCAGCGCGCCGGTCAGCGTAAATTGCAGCGTCGTCACCGCGGGCTGCGACGCCAATCGAGTGACGCTCAGCAGTTGACCGAGATAGTCGAGCATCGGGAAGGACGCGAAGGCCAGCAGATTCTGCTCGCCCGCATACTGAATCGCGTTGCGCACCAGCGACTCGCGGTACGCGTACAAATTGATCAGCAGGCGCTCGACCTGCGCCGGTTGGAGCGTCCGGCCCGACGCAGCCTCGAATTCGGCAATCATGTCGGCAAGAATCCGATTTGGATCGAGCCCGTCCGCGTCGTTGACGAACACCGGCGGCGGCAGCGACGGAATTCCTGCACCCATCAACTCATCCTTTCATCGCGATCGGCGCGGCCCGGATTAGACCGTCGCTCCCGGGATTGTCACGATCGTGCTCTGAACGGGAGCGGCAGTCATGCCCAGCTTCAATTGCCAGTTGAGCGTCACGTCAAGATGCGCGCCCGTCTGCGCGCTCGCGTCATTCACCGGTTGCGCAGTCACCGAAAGCAGATTCACGCGCGGCTCCCAAATCGTAATTGCCGAAGTCAATTCGCTCACGATTGCGGGCAACGCCCGGTTGATCGGAAAATCGATGTACCGCCATATATCCGCGCCGAAGGTCGGCCGCAGAGGGTCGCTGCCGCGCGGTGTCGTCACGATAATCCCAAGGCATTGCTCGACGTCGGCGATTCCCTGCACTACTTCACCGATGGCTCCCAGAGCCAGAGACCAGTCGACCGCCGTGATATCCGCAAGTGTGATTGCCCCCGCCGGCATCGTCAGCCCGCCAGCACGTCGGTGCTTGCCGTCACGATCGTTCCCGTCGCCTCGCCGACTTGAACTCTGTCACCGAGCCGCGCGACCCCTGCCAAGAGGCCGTTCCCGAGCTGTACCTGCCCCGCACTCTTGATGATGACGTTGCCGCTCGAGTCGATCTGAATCTGCGCACCGTTCGCCGTAAGATTGAAGCCTGCGCCCTCGGGCAGCGTCACCATCAGAGCATGTTGGATGCCGTCGTATGTGAGCTCGGCCTGATCCTGAAATTTCAAATCGAGCAGATGCGACTGAGCGTTGTACGTGAGCTCCGTGGTGTCCTGAAACAGAAGATCGAGCAGGTGCGCGACGCGATCGTATTCGAAGCGCGCGCCATCCTTGAACCCGAGATAAAACTTGTCGGCGCTGTTGACCGGCGGCGCGTCGGCGCTGGAGTAAATCGCGCCCAGCACCGCGCCGGCCTCGTCGCGCAGATCCAT